TTGCGTTTTGCGCGGCGGTATCAGCTCCGCCTGCTGCTGTTTCCGCTTTCGTTGCCGCTGCATTTGCTGCCGCTGCCGCAGAATTTGCAGAGCCTACGGAGGTTTCAACCTTGCCGAGCGCGTCAATTAACGCGGGGTATTCGTCGGAGCTTGCGGGTGCGTCGGGGTTATAAGCTGCTCGCTTAATTTCAATATAGAAAATTTGCGAGCTTAAAAGGGAGTTGCCCTTGTAAAGCCCGATTTCCGCAACGGCAGTACCCGCGACGGCGAGCGTTTGCTCCGTGAGCTCAACTTTGATAACGCCGTTTGCAATCGTTGCCGTTTTAAGTACGGTATGACCGTCGGGCTTTGTAAGCTGCAAGCGAGCAGTTACTCCGCTTTCGAGCGTATAATCCTTGCCGCACTCAAGGGGCACAATTTCAACAAAGCGGCTCTCCTTGTCGTACTGCTTTGCAAAAATCGTAATAGGGAGTGTATCGCGTCCAAAGTCAAGCGCGATAGAGTGTGTAAGTTGCATATTGTTTCCTCCTTGCTTATTTCTCCGTCCAGGGAGTCCAGTTTGTATTAAGGATAAACGACCGTATATAAACCTTGCAGCCCGCCGCCGTTGCGGTGTAACGCTGAATAAGGTTAAAGCCGTCAGTTGCCGAGAGTACCTCGAGATAGCCCGCTCCGCCTGGCGGCGCGTTGCTTATTCCGCTTGTTGTAGGCGCAAAGAAAATACCGCCGTTTTTGTAGTTGTTAAAGTCGCCCTCGACGTGCCCTGCATATCCCAGGACTATAACTCCGTTTGCGGCTATATTGCCGTCAACGTCGAGCGCCTGGGTGGGCTCCCGCTTATTTATGCCTACTTTTTTTCGGCGGAACGATATTAAGGGCGTGCCCTGCGATACGGTTATTGTTGCTGTGTCGCCCGTTAGGTTATCATAAACATAAAATCGCACATACCAGGAGTAATTAGCGTCCAGGCTTAACCATTCGTCCGACGTGAACGTAAAGCCGCTGTCGTTAAATGTCGCAAAGCTCGTTATATCGGTCAAAGAGCTATAAGCGCTCGCGTCTGTCCTCTTATACTGATAATAGAGCTTTCGCAGCGTGTTTTTATTGACGTTATTAACCTTAACGGGTGTAATATCTCCCTCAAGGGTTACTTGCGTTACGTCCTCAATCTCGTTTACACGCCGCATAATTGCGGTTGTTATGTCTATGCTTTTATAGGCTATAACCGTAATGTTTACCGTAGCCGAGGAGGTGTAGCCGCGGCTGTCGATTGCGGTAACGATTATAGGCACCGTGCCCGAGGTGTATATTTTGCCGACGTTCAGCGTTACGGTTGTGCTTGAGGCGGTCGAGCCGCCCGCAGAAACGGAGTAGCTCGAAATGGTCGCGCCGTTTTTGGCTGTTGCCGCTGACGCGATAACTTGCAGCGTTGATACTGACTGTATCAAAATTTGATTATTTCCCGTAACTCCCGCCGCGGTGGTGTTCGTGTCCTTATAGGTAAACCCCGAAAATGTCGGCGCAGAGTTTGCCGCGGTCGTTTGTACCGTTGCCGTTTTGGTTGAGGTGCTCCCGATTTGCGAGGAGCCGCTGAAAGTCGAAAGCTTAAACGTGCCCGTAAAGCTCTTTTTTGCCGCCATATCCGCGAGGATAGACGAGCGCTGCGCCGCTGTAAGTGTAATTGTATTTGAGCCGTTCGAGAGTGAAAGCCCCGTAAGGGTTAAAACTGTCGTGCTGCCGTCCTTTAATACGAGCTTGTGTTTGTAGCTCGTATCGTAGACGGTAGCCGAAAGCGTTATTTTTGCTGTCGCATTATCTGCCGTTAATGTGCTTACGGAGGAGAGCACCGAGCCGCCGAGTGTTTTAACGGTAGTTTTGCCCGAGTACCCGTCTACGCCGTTGTATGACTTTCTCGCGCACGCTTGAACAGTATACGAGGTGTTAGGCGAAAGCCCCGTTACGGTTGTTTCCTTACTCGCTCCGCTTGAGGAGTTAAACGCCACCCACGAGGAACCGCCGTTAAGTGAATACCACCACTTGTTAGCAGTTGCCGAGGAGGAAACCGTTATTTTAATAGAGTTAGCCGTAATGCTTGATACATTAACGCTTACGCTCGGGGCTGCACGGTCAATATTGCTTAAAACCATAGTGCCGCCGTGTTCTGTTACTGTTGATGTATAAATCGCAGTTGAAAATCCGACCGATATACTTTTTGAGCCGTTGCTGTCGTGCGCAACCGTTATCGTACCACTTGTAGAGCCTTTCGCCGCGGGAAATTGACTTGTACTCCACGCTGTGCGGGCTTTATAATAGACTTGTGTACCGTTAATTGTTACCGTTGTAGGACCCGTGGTATAATAATTAACCGAGCCGCCTAAACTTTGCAAAACCCAAGTAAGCGTTGATGTATTTTCCACAACGTTCACGGACTCCGTGATAGTGAGTTGTAAATACCTGCCCTCATAAGATTTACTTGTAAAAACAGCCATAGCGTCGCCTCCTTAATCAAGCAGTACAAAGTTAAGCCCGTCCGTATGAGGCACAAACTTTCCTTTGCCTATCGTCAGCTCGTCCGTAACCTCTGTTTTGCGCAATGTTGTTAAGTCTTTATTGACCGTCAACACGATATTTCCCGCGTGCTTTACGGCAAACTGCGTATTGTCTATTATGGTTTCGGTCGAGCTTTCCAAGTTTGTAATGTTAATTCCGCGTCGGTCTATCTTTACGTTTGTTGTATATATTTCGTTCGGGGCGGGGCTCCAATGCGTTTTTTGCTCGCCCTCCACTAACATAAAGTCCGCTACGTAAAGATAATAACCCGTTGTCCCCGCCGTGAGAGTTACGGTATCGCCCGAGGCGGTAAAGGTCAGCGCGTAATCCGTCCAGGAGCCCGAGGCTTGCGTATCGAAAATATAAGTATCGTTTCCGCCGTTATTGAGCAGCACGTAGCACCTGTTGCTCGTTGCTGCACGTGCGCGGAAAGTGAGTGTATATTTCTTGCCGCGTAGTACGGTTATCTCCTGCGATAATGTAGCAATATGCAGCCGAAAGAGAGAGCCCGAGGAGGTGTTGTTGATAGCCTCCGCCGTTTGCTGTGCTACGACGGAGCCCGAATAGCTCCAGTCGTCCGAAACGCCGTTTAAGCCGCTCGAATTGCGGATATTGTTAATTCCGCCCGCCGTCTTTGACGTGTAGGACAGCGTGAGGCTTTCTACCGTCTGCCGCAGTTGTGAAACGGTCGTTTCGAGCGTTTCCACGTCGCCCGTTAATACGGTTTGAACGCTCGTTATAAGGCTTAATAACTGTTCGTCGGCAGCGACAAAGGCTTGCTCTATGCTGCTTGCGGTTTCTCCGATTTCGTTTGTTACCTCGGCTTTGTAGTGCTGCGAGATAGCCGAGCTTTGCACGCTGTCCGCTTGCAGCAGCGCGCCGTTGAGAATACCCGCGGATATAAAATCCGCAACGATTGCTCCGTCCATAGTCATAGCGAGCGAATACTCGCCGTTATATCCCGTCGAGGAATACCCGAGCCCGCCGCTATTCCAACGCCATACATTAACCGCCTCGTCTATTGTCGGCGTGTCGAGTATGAGTATTTCCTGTGGCTTTTCTGCGGGGTTTAGGACAACGTAGCCTCCCGAATGTCCCGTAATAAGGCTCGTAGCGTTAGCTATTGCCTTTTTGAGCTGTTCGGTAGCCTCCGCTTGTCCCTTTTTAACGGAGCTTTTGATTTCTTGTATTGCCTCTTGCTGCTTGTTTACGGTGTTTGCAAACGAGCTTTTAGCGTCGCCCAGGGTAACGTTCTCGTATTTCTCTTGCAAAGAGTTATATACGGTTTTAATAACCTTTGACGTAGCCGCTACGCCGAGCTTTGAAAAACGCACGGTAACGGTGTCACAGAGCTTAACCCTCTCAAGCGGCGCAATGTTTTTATATTTCTCCGTCTGCCAAAGCTGCACGAAAGAAACGGTAATATTAACTTTTGGCGTGCCGAGGTCTGCCGCCGCAGCGTATGCGGTGGCTTTGGCTCGTAGCTTTTCCTCGGTTATTTCCTCGTTATCTCCGAAACGGTCGGAAAAGTCCATAATAAAGGCTTTATAATGTCCTATGTCCTCCGCCTCGGTAAGCGGTATAACCTTTTCGGCAAGGTAAACGTACTTTTCCTCGGAGTTGCCGCTTTCGTCCTGGACGGTATATACCGCATACGGCATTAAATGCGTATAGCACTCCGCTATATTGCTTTCCTGTTTTAGGTCTTTAAGGTTTTTACCGTACTCGATAACTACGCCGTTATCCTTGCCGCGGTGCAAATAGAGCTTTACTGTAAAATTGTCAAACTCATACTCTCCACCCCAAACGTCGAGCAAAGAGCCCGTTTGCCCTCCGAGGAGTGCCCGCACCGAGCACGGCGTTAATATTTCCGTGCTGTTCAGCGTCGATATATTGCTATACGCTGTGAACGGGCACGGGAGAGCCGCTCCCTCGATAGCTTTTGTTAAAGCCATTTGTGGGGTTGCGTTCTTAATTGAAAATCCGAGCAGCGGTATACCGTTAAGGTCGTAGGAGATATGCTCCGCCGAATATGTAACGATACCGTTTATAGGTTTCGAGCTTTTATAAATGCGGAATAACTGCGGCTCGCTCGTTTCGTTGGCTTTTGCTTTTATAATCGCGCCCTCTGTAATTTCGGAGTAAAAGCGTCCCGTAATAGGGTATTGCAGCGAAAGCTCATAGCTGCCGTTGCGCTCCTCCGTTACGGTCGCTTTCACAGCCTCGGAGAGCAGCCCCACGCCGTTATGAGTAAAGGTTGTTTCGCTTTTGTTGTAGAGTGCGGGTATCATAAGCAGCACCACCTCGGCACGATTTCAAGCCGCGTAACGTTTCCCGTCCAGGCAATAACGTTTTTGCCAGGGGCGAGCGTCGGAAAGCCCGCTCCCGTCATTTTGTTATTTTTGGCTACGGTGCCCTTGTAGGCGTTCATAGCCTCGGAGTCTATCTCTATATACTCGTCTATATCCGAAAATGTAAACGAGGCATTATTGATAGTGAGCGTTACCGCGCCGCTGCCCGTTATTTTGATATACGGGGACGACGGGAAAAACTCGGCATTATACAAAGAGCCGCCCGCCGTGAATACGACGGGGGTTTGCCCCTCAAACGAATACTTAAACGGCTTACAGTTAAAGGAGAGTGAGAGCGCGCCAGTTTCGCGGAGTTCTTGCTCTATGTCCGCCTCGTCGTTATAGGAGGCAAGGCGGAAGTATTTACCGTCGTAGCTGTCCCACAAGCGGAAATACCCCGCCTCGGAGAGCAGCCAACCCTTTATTTGATGTGCGAGCACCGCAAAGCTGCGGTCGGTCGTATTGAGCAACGATAGCTTATACGGAATAGTGATGTTTTTATAGCGCCCGTTGTCGGTCAAGAGGTCGCCGCTGCGCCCTGGCACGCTCGTATATGTTACGTCCCTCGCCGCTCCCTTGTAAGAGCTTTTCTCCGAAATGAGCAAAGCATACTCGAGGGAGCTATGCTCACGAAACATTAAAAACGGTAATTTTTCCATTACGCAAATACAACTCCCTTTCGTCTTATTTTCTCCTCTATAAGCTCGAGCAGCAGCTCAACAAAAGAGTTTACGTCGTCGGGGTTTTCAGCCTTGAGGCTGTCAATGTAAATTGACTTTTCGCCGAACTCGATTTTTATTACATACTTGCCCTCGGCGTTGTCTGCGCTCTTTTCTGCTTTTTGGAGGTTGGTATAATCTTTGTTTTCGCTTGCGGTCAGCACGCGCTCGCCTTTGTGAAGTAGTGCGGGGTATTCGTCATACGGCACGTATTCCATACCGATACGGAGGCGGGATATTTCCTTTATGTTTAACCCTTTGCCGCCGATACCTGGCACCCAGTCGGGTATTTTGAGCTTGTTAAGTCCTCGAATAAAGACGTTAAGCCCGTCAATAATCCAGTTTATAGGCACCTTAAAGGCGTTTTTGATACCCTCAAATATGTTAGAGAATATCTTTACTACCGCGTCCCAGGCTCCGCGCCAGTTACCCGTAAAAACGTTCTTTACAAAGTCGATAATACCCGAGAAAACGTTTTTAATATTGCCTACTACTTTTCCGATACCCTCAAATGCGCCCTTAAATACCGTATTCAATACGTCCGCCACAACCCCGAGCGCCGCTTTAAGCGGTGTAAGAGCCTTACTTATAAGCCCCGTAAAAAGACTGATAAGCGGCGGGAGAATAAGGTTAAGCAAGTCGAGCAAAGGCTCGAGGAGCGTAAACAAAAGCTCAAGTATCGGTTTGAGAATAGGAGCTATAAGCTCTATAAGGCTTATAATTACGGGCAATACCGCCTCGAGCAGACTTGTTAATATAGGCATAAGCTGATTAAGTAAGTCCGTGAGTATCGGTAATATCATTTCCACGATTTCCAAAATAGGCGGTATAATCGTTTCAATTAACGTAGTGATTACGGGCAATATCGCCTCGATAATCTGCACTAAAAGCGGCATAACCGTATTTATGAGGTTAATTAAAACGGGTAGGATTGCCTGGATTATTTGCAAAATCGGAGGGAGCAATAGCTGTATAAGCTCAATTATTACGGGGAGCACCGCTTGTATAATCTCAATCAGAGGCGGCAAGAGCGCTTGTAATAGCTGAATAATAACGGGTAATACCGTGTTAAGGATTTCCGTTATTAAAGGCATAAGCCCCCCTATGAGCTGTACGACAATAGGCAAAATCTGTTGTACTATTTGAATTAAAAACGGCACGAGCTGCTGTATGAGATTGATTATTACGGGCAGAATAGCCGTAATAATAGACTCAATCGGCGGCAGTAGTGAGCTTATTAAGTCCATAAGCACGGGGAATAGAGTTTGTATCAGCTCAAACAGCGGGGGTAAAAGTCGCTCGAAAACACTTGATATTACGGGTACTAATTTATCAAACAAGGCTTGTATTTTTGGTAAACCCGCTATTATCATATCGGCGATTTGTTGTATAAGCGGAATAGCAGCCGCCCCTATTCTGTTTAACAATCCTCCGAAAGCGTCCTTAACATTTGCTATCGTATCGCCGAGTACAACACCCGCTTTTACGGTGTCCTCCGACATAACAATACCGAGGTCGTCTGCCTCTTTTTTCAAAGCCGCCATACCGTCCGAGCCTGCGTTGAGCAGCGGGAGCATTTCTGTATAGCTTTTTCCGAGCAAGTCGTTTCCGAGGGCGTTACGCTCTGCTCCTTGCTCCATATCCGCAAGCGCGGCGGTAATAGTGTTAAACTTCTCCTCGGTAGACATTTTATTTAAGTCGTCAAGGGATAAGCCGAGCCTTGATAATGAGGTGCTCGCGGTTTTTGAGCCGTTATTTGCGTCGTCTATCACGTCCGACATTTTCTTAATTCCGTTTTTGAATGAGTCTACGCTAACGCCGCTTTGGTCGGCGGCGTGTTTCCAACGTTGCAGCTCCTCTCGGTTTATGCCCGTTCTTTCCGATAACTTGTCGATATAGTCCGCTTGTTCGGCTGTGCTTGTCGCTATTTTGTAAGCTGCGCCGCCTATTGCCGTAGCACCTGCAACAACTGCGGTTCCGACGGCAGCCGCGCCTTTTGCGATAGACGAAAACGCGGAGCCCACCTTTGAGCTGCTTTTTTCTGCCTTTTCGGTGGTGCTGTCTATGCTTTTATCGGCGTTTGTATTGTCGATAAGGATTTCTCCGAAAACCGAAAAAATACTTGCCATAGGTTAGCCTCCTTTCCGTCTGTCAGCCTCGATTATCGGCGCAAACTCCGCCGTTATGTCGTCCGCTGACTTTTCCTTTTTCGGTGCGGGCGGAGGCACTTCCGAAAACGTTTGATTTATAAACGTTTCGTAGTCCATAGCCTCCGAGCCTTGCAGCTTTGCAAGGGCATAATTTGCAAGCCATAGGGGGAAAAGCCTTTTTTCCTGTTCGGCTTTTTCGAGCCGTTTTTCCTCCTCGGTTGCAAAAGAAAGCAGCCCACCGAGAGCCGCAAGCGGTAGACTCTCGATAAGCTGCCAGTCATAATATTTGTGTAAGAGTGTTAGGTTTCTTGCCCTGCTTTTTTCCGCAAGGCACGCTTGAAAAAACTTCTCACGCCCTCGTCATTGACGAGCTCGTTAATGACCTCCGCTGCGTCGAGTTTCTGCGCCTCTGCGACGCTGATACCCTTATATGCAGCTACAAGCGGCGGGAGGTCGTCGGCAATCTTGCCGAGCTGCGGTGTAATTTCTGCGAGCACCTCGCAAGCAAGCACGCCGACCTTTTCTTTTGAAAGTTTCTTGAGAGCGTCTTTTGCGTCCTCTGCGTCTTTCGGCTCCTCGAAAATATCAAGGTTTTTCAGCATAGGGATAATAGGCTTAATATCGAGCTTTCCTACGATTTTAAGCATAATAGGCATAGTTCCGATTGTAAGCATTGTTTGGCTCCTCCTTAAATTCGATTATTACTTGCTTACGGCTTTTCCTGTGCCGTCTGCGGCTTGAGTCTGCGTTGTCTTTTCGCTCATATCGGGAACTTGTGCAATCTCCGTAACCGCCCACAAGTCGCCGTCGAGGTCGCTATGCTTGTAGTGCGCCAAAAACTCGAGCGCGAGCTCGCCCTCCGCTTTTTGCACCGCCTTAACATTAAAGCCCGTTTCGTGCATAGCGTTGTAAATCGCGATTTTTTTATATTTGCCGCCGATTGTTTTAGCGAACATAGTAACGTTTTTAAGGTACTTATCCGCTCCGATAACGCCAGTAGGCGGGTTTTTAATGGTCTTTCCGTCGTCCGCCGCAATCGTGCAAGTTGGAATTGCAAGCGCGAGGTTTTCCTGGCTCATACAAAGGGTAGTTACCTTGAGGGACGCGCCCTGCTCCTCGATAACCTGGGTGCCCGTTGTCTTTCCGTGTCGTCCGTCAAATTCAATATCGCGGACGGTAACGGTCGCGGCAAACTCTCCGCCGCCCCTGGTGGGAGCGAGCAGCCGCTCGTCGGTTTCCCCGTAATTGAGGAAAATAACGCCCTCGTCGATTTGGATTGACTCAATCTGCTTTGTAGTAAGATTGGTAATCATATCTTTATTGCCTCCTAATTGTAAAAAGTTCGAGCCGACATAGATAAACGCCTATGCGCTATATCGTATTCGCTGTCGGCAATAGCGTTTTGATTGTCAAAGCCGATATGCGCGGCGAAAACGCCGCTTTCGGCAATTACGGCACCCGTAAGCTCATTACGGAGTGTGTCGCATAAGCTCTCGAGCTGCTCGGTCGCGGTCGGCTGTTTCTCGTCTACCCATATATCGAGATAGAAAGAGGCAAGGTCGCCCGCGGCGAGGTCAATAATATTAACGCCGTTAATGACCGCATACGGAAATACTGCGTCTTTCGACGGTGCCTCCTCGTAATAGGTCGTGAGGATTTTATTAACCCGCTCCCGCAGAGCTTTAATAAGCGCCGTTGTATTTGCTGCCATAGGCAACGCCTCCTCTCTGCGTCAATCGTCCGCAACCAGGGCTTGACAAATAAGCTCGAGGCACTCGTTTTTTACGGGATATGTGCGGATAACGCGGTACATTGTCCCGTCATACTCAAAGTGTCCCTCTCGCGCATAGTCGCAAGCCTTAATTTCTACGCAAAGCTCGGGGCGGTAGCCCTGGGCTTGTGCCTGGTAAAACTCGTTTCGCTTAACGCCCTTTTCGTTGCAGAAAACTTCTTTTTTCTCGAAAGTCTTAAAAGGTTTTCCGAGAGAGTCGAGCGTTTCTTTTTCCGAGCACAAATACCCGATTTCTCGCCATAACATAACTACGCCTCCTCGGTATATTCACTCGAAAGCATTAAATGCCGCTTGAGCATACCGTAACTCTCGCGGTACTTGTCGCCGTCTGCGTTATCGAGTCCAAACTCCGCTTTGACATAAACGACGATAGCCCGCTTTATAAGTGCGTCGCTTTCGTCGTTTACTTTCTTTTCGGAGATACCGCCTAATAGGAGGTCGGCTCTTGCCGCTCCTATTAGGTCGGTAATTTCCGCGTCAAAACGTGTATGGTTAATGCGTAGATACTGGCGAATACCCGCTACGTACTGCATTGAAATATCCGCCATTGTTCAGCCCTCCGTTAAGCCGTAGCCTTTACGATTTTAACGAAAGCCTCGGTCGCCTGCACCTTGCCGTCGAACATAGCGCAGCCGAGGAAGTCGTAGGCGTTCTCGCGGGTTACAAACTGCGAGGTAATCGTAACGTCCTCGGGCATATTGCCGAGGTAGCCTCTGTAAAGGTTGCCGAGGATAGCCTCGTGCGCGGTCATACGGTCGTCGAAGTTTACGGGGTAGCCCATAACGCGGTAAACGCCGTTGTCCTCGGTAACGATATTGTCCTTTGAGTTGTTCATAAGCGGGTGGAAGTCGGTAAAGAAAGTCGATTTCGACATAAGCCACTCCGCACCGTTATCATAACCGCCGTTAAGCAGCGCAACGGCGCCCTGCACGTTTGCGGCGGAAAGAGAGGCGGTTTTTCCAACCGTTACGGAGTTTGTAGCGCCCCAGGTAATGGCGTTGATACCCTGCGCCTCGTTGGTACCCGTGCCGAAAATAATCAGCTTACCGATTTTCTCGGCAATCTTACGGGCAATCTTATTAACGAGCCAGGACTCGAAAGCGTCAATCGCCATTTTTTCAACGGACTTTGAAATAGTAACGAGCTTTGTAACCTCGTAGGCGGAAAGCGTAACGCTCGAGAGAGTGTCGCCGTCTGCGGTAATGGTTGCGCCCTCGGTATGTACCGCTGCGTCTGCGGTAGTTCCCTCTGCGGGCACCTTTACGCCGCCAGGGACGCGTAAAAGGTCGATTTTGTCGAGCAGCGGGCAATACTGGTTAACCTTTTCAATGATTTTATTCTGCGTTACGGTCGGAATAACCGCTCCCGCGGAGGAGGTACCAGTAGTGAGTGCTCGCTGTTCATTTTCGGTAAGGTCAAGCCCTCTAACGTGCTTGAGCCAGGCGGAGCGATACTCCTTGTCCTGGTCGAAATTGTCCGCAGAGCGATTGTTGATAGGGTTAGGCACTTCATTTACTGGAACGGTGCCCGCGCCGATACCCTCGATAACCGCTTTTCTCTTTTCGAGGTTGGTATATTCCTCGTCAAGCTCGCGGAGCTCCTTTTCGATAGCGTCGAGGTCTGCTTTTGCGTCGGTTTCCAGTACGCCGCGCAGTTCTACCTTGCGGCTGCGGATTTCTGCCATTCTTTTAATAAGTTCTTTCATAGTGATTTACTCCTTTTTGATTTTTAACAGTAGGTTTTTGCTGTCAGCATTTGACGGCGGCGGCGCTGCTCCTGCTCCTTAAACTCTTTCTCGTGCTCCGCGGAGAAAAAGTCCCTTGCCGTAGTAATGCTCGTTTCGTTGTATGCGGCAAAATCCACCGCCGAAACGTCGTACAGCTTTTTAATTTTAGTTATCGTCCGAGTGTGTGTTTCGCGGTCATAACTGCACTCACGCACAACGAACGAAAAACTCATTTTGTCAACGCGGCGTTTTTGAATATCTCGGTGTAAATTGCGGTGCCGCTCGTCCTCTTTGTCGAGGAAAGCCGCAATATCGAGCCCTCGCTCCGTGATGTTGTAAGTGAGGGAATTATTACGGGTGCGGGCGTATACGGTAGAGTCGTTCTGCCCGTGATTTCGGTTAAAGATAAAATCGCTCATATCGCAGCTGTCAAGCGCGCCGCGGGCGATAACTTCTTTATACTCGATACCGTCCTCCTCAAAAAGCACGGTAGGGGTATCAAAGACAATAGGCGTACCTCGGAGCACGAGCTCGTCGGCGTTGTTTTCGTCGGGAAGTGTAAACGGCTCCGCCGCTCTGTATTCCCGCTCGTTCGGTTTATATGGCATTATGTTTCCTCCTCGTCTTTCTTGTCGTCGGGTGCCGCAGTAGGTGCGGTGCCCTCTCCGTCGTCGTTGCCGTCCTCGGGCGGCTCCTCTTTCTTTGTGTCGGTGCCTAACTGGTACTCGTCGGCTTTGTTTGCGTTTACGACGTTAAGCGTCTGTACGCGGCGCTTGCCCTCCTCGCCGCCGATAGGCGGATAGCCGAGCGTTGTTAATGCCTGGTCGAGCATTAAGCCGCCAATATCGGACAAATATTTTACAACGGCGAGCTTGTCGCTCGTCCTTGCAAATTGCAGTTTGTTACCCTCTACGGTTATTTCGTTGCCGTAGCCGCGCTCTTTTTTGGAAAAAATACAGTTTGTGAGTGCCTGGGCGAGCTGCACGTAAAAGGGCTTGATTTCGCCGTCATAAAAGTCCTCCTCTTGCTCGGGTGTGGCTTTATTTTGCACGATAGCGTCATTTGTGCCGAGGTAGTCGTATATCTCGTCTTTGATATATTGCAACTGCCCCGTGGGTAACGGCGTTTGCTTGTCGGTAATCGGGGTGTAATCGTACTTGTTATCCGTAACGATAACGCCCGCTCCGTTGCTTTCCATTTTGAGGTTGTCCCGTATAAAATCGTCGCGGCGGCGGTTTAAGTCCTCGTTTTTTGTGGAGGCTTGCACTTTCAAAATACCGCGCACAACCGCTACGAGCTCGGCAAACTTGCTCATACTTTGGTTAAAGGTGTTTGCCGTTTTCAAAACGGGCATAAGTGCTCCGTTATCGGAGCCGAAAACGTCGTTATCTGCAAACATTGAGCCGATATGCACCAAGTCCGCATACGGGAAAATGTACGATTTCCCGTTATTAAAGCGAAATTTACAAAACAGCTCGCCCTCGTGGTCGAGTAAGGTAATCTCCTGGGCGTTGATATTATAAATTGCCTCGAGTCTGCCCGTCGCCTCATTCCATACGGGATATGCAAACGCGTTGTTATATAGCTTGTACTGCGCCGCCAGGCGGTAATAGAATTTATAAGCCGTTGTCGTCGGGTTAGGCTTAAACTGTAAAATGTTGTTGTATGTGCTGCTCTCTACGTCAAGCACCTTTCCGTCGCCGCGTCTAATGTGCCGCGGCTGTACCGTCGCCGCGCGGCGTGCGAAAGAATGGACGGCAGCTCGCACCATATTAACCTCCCAGGCATTGCCCGAGAATGGTACAAAATTTGATTGATAGGAATTTAAGAGCTTGTACTCGGTGTAGCTGTCTGTTTTCTGCGGCTTTTTCCCGAATATAGCCTCAAAAAGCCCTCGTCTTTCTTTCATTGTGTCACCCCACGTTATACATATAGTCGTCAAAGTATTTGACGTAGATAACCCACGCGTTAAGCAGCGATACCGCGCCGTCTATGCGGCGTTTATCGGTTATCTTAACGGGTTGGATATTGTTTAAGCCGCTTTTCTTAACGGCGGTATTTGATAGGCACCAAAGCAAAATAGGGTTATTGTTGTAATTAACTATTTTGTCGGTAAGAGCCGCTCCCATTTCGCGCATAGGTTGGCTCCAAGTGAAAGCGCCTTGAGCTACGGGCTCCATAGTAAAGCCGTTGCTTTTCATTTCCTCCACCCAGTAGCCCGCGAGCGCGCGGTCATAGCCGACCTTGAAAGCGTCTATTTTATGCTCGTCGCGCATTTGCACAAACCACGCCGTTACGTCGGAGAAGTTTACGCGGCTGCCCTCGCATATCGTAAGCAAGCCCCTCTCCGCCCATATCCGATAGGGTGCCTCGTTTGTGTTTTTCTCCTCGAGGTGCTCAACGCGGGCTTGCGGTAAAAAATACTGCTGCAAAACGTAAACCGTTTTGTCGTTCGGCTTGCGTATAAGCAGCGTTGCCGCTGTAAGGTCGGTTGTAGCCGAGAGGTCACAACCGCCGATAGCGTAGGTATTGTAAACGTCGTCAATAGCAAACGTCGCTGCGTTTTTAATCTGCTCAAAGGAAAGCCATACGGCGCTTTCATTTTCGCGTATGTTAAAATCCTTGCATAGAACGCCTGGTAAGTCTGCGGGCGAGTTTTTCGCCCTCTCAACAAAGTTAGCGAGCGTTTTATACTGCTTGATTTTCCCGAGCCCTGGATTAGCTTTAATCCACATTTGTGGATTAGTCCACTCGTCGCGGCTGTCGAGCTCGTAGAGTATCGGCAAAAAGGTATCGTCTTTTTTCTTACCGTCCGCAAGGTCTGCGGCAAGCTCGTACATATTGTCGAAAATGCACTCGCGCACGGTGCCCGCGGTCGTTATCATAACAACGAGAGGCTGACGGCGCGACGAGGTAGACTGTTTCATAACCTCGTACAAATTGCGGTCGCGGATTGCGTGCAGCTCGTCGATTATAACGGCGTGAGAGTTTAAGCCGTCCAGGGTGTTGGAGTCCGACGCGAGCGCCTCAAAGATAGAGGAGGTCGCGGGAAAATAAATATCATTTCTGCGCTTTTTGACAACCGCCCGCAGCTCGGGCGACTGCTTAACCATATTGACAGCCTCGGTCAATACCTTTTTTGCCTGGTCTTTCTTTGTCGCAACGGAGTATATCTCCGCCGCGCCCTCATAATCTGCAATGAGCATATAAAGGGCAATGCCCGAAAGCAAAGTAGACTTGCCGTTTTTGCGTCCGCACAAAAACATTGTTTCGCGGAAACGGCGGTAGCCCGTTTCTTTTTCGAGCCAACCGAAAAGCAGTTGTATATATGCTTTTTGGAATAGCTCAAGCTCAAGAGGCGCGCCTATGGTGCCCTGGGACTGCTTGCAAAATGTTTCGATAAACAAAATAGGACGCTCGCCCGTTTCCTCGTCGAAATAATACGGCGAGTCGTCGTTAGCTGCGTCCATTTCGGCAACGAGCCGCGAGTAAACAGCTCTAACCCGCTTACTCGTTACTATGTCGCCGCACTCTATGCGGCGGTAGTATTCTTTTACCCAATTCAACCCGATTTTGCCGCCCTGCTCGGTTTGGTTGCAAACATCATAAGCGCCTGCCCCGCTGCCTCTGCGTCTGCGTTCGGCAGTAGGTCGTTGAGCTGTTTTAAGGTGGCGTTGTAGTTCTTAACCATAGCGTTATACGGCTGTAATAACGGGTGCGCCCGCTCGATAGTGTAGGAGCCCTGCGGCATTTTAACTACGAGCCCGTCCTCGTTGATTTTTTCCTCCATATCCTCGAGAGAAACGAGCATATAGGCGGCTCTTTCCATTAGTTTTTTTGCAATTTCGAGCTTATCTTTCGGCAGATTTTTATACAATTTCTTAATTCTGTTCTGCTCTTTTTTCTGTCGCGCATATAATGTATCGTCCACGCTGTTTCTCCTTTCTTTCGTCCGTAAGGGTAGGGGGGGTTATACACGCCTGGGGCGGTCATAAAAGGGGCTTAAACACGGTTCATTAAAAGGCATATAGCTTTTTTTAAGTGGGGGGTGTAGCAGCGAAATTTTTTACAGAGGAATTGCTGCTCTCTGCCGCTGCGTGTACCTCGATTGCTACAACGTTAATCGCGCAGAGAATAATTTTCCCGCCGTCCACAAGCTCGAGAATAACGGTGCCCTCCTCGAGCGCCTCGGCTACTCTGTCCTCGAAGTTATCAGCTGTAGTTTTGACCTGGAACGTAACCGCTCCGTTCTGCGTATATACTACGAGCTCGCATACATCAGTTCCCATACTTACCCTCCTTTTCTACGAGGTTTCCCTCGGAGTCAAACATAAGTCCGCTTGCTGTTGGTAGCTGTCCCTCGTGTTCTATGGCGTGACATTCACGGCATAGCAACTCGAGGTTATCCTCCGATAGTGTGATAGCGGGATTGTTTATATTCTGCGGCGTTAAATATATTTTGTGGTGGACTATTGCTCCCGCCTTACCGCAGCGAACGCATAAGCCCATATCGCGCTTGTATATATATTCCCTGGTATCGCGCCAGGCTTTGCTTAAATAAAACGCCTTTGCGAAATCTTGCATATAACAGCGTCCCACCCTCTCCGCCGTATAGTGAGTTATATTTGCTCCCGATACAACGACAAAGCGAGCAGCTATAAGCCGCCCGCCTTACCGTCTATTTCTACGGTATCAGTTTATCACGGCTTAAAGCAAGTTTCTATACGGTTTTATTTCGATTGCCTAAATTGAGCCCAGGGCAGAGCCGCCGAAGTAAAACAGGGCAAACTCCGCTACGGCGCGGTTACGGAGGTCATAAACGGTGCTTAACGACTGTATGTATAGCTCCTCCATAACTGCCTCTTTCGGCTTTTTTTCGAGATACCACAAAACGACGAGCTTTTTATACTCGTCTTTCAGTTGGTCGATAATGCCTTTAATTTCTGCGAGCTTGCGCTGCGTTTCCGCAATATTGCGCGAGCACTCGGAAAGCTCCAAAAGCTCGTTAAGAGTGTCGCTTACGTAATGCGAGTCCGTAAACGGTTTGCCGTAATCAATCGCGCCAGGCTCCCGAGGAGCTCCGCTTTCTATGAGCCTATCGCGCCTATGCTGTAAATTCTCCAATGCCCGCTCGAGAGTAGGGACAGAGGAGAGCACTTGCTCCGCTGCCTTAAAGTAATTCATAGTTTTACCTCCGTTAAAAAGTTACGCATATATTCAGCACCGCCGCGGCGAGCCAGTATACGCCCTTTTTGTAGTCCTTGCCGATAAAGCACATAATAGCCGCTCCCACGTCAAGCGCTATAAGGACGGCGGGAAAGATATACATTGACATTTTCTTTTTCTCCTCTCGTTTTTGCGTCATAGTTTCCCTCGCTTTCTGCTCCGTTTCGGAGCGGGCTTTTTATACATACGGACGGTTATATAATAGCCGCCGTTGATTTCGTTGTAATACGGCTTGCAGTCTGCCAGGGCGTAGCCCTCATAAAGACGCTCAAGCTCTGCGCGGTTGTCGTTGCCGCTGTTTCCAAACTCGCGTATTTTGTACTGCGGTATTCTGCCGTCGCGTTCGGACGTTTTCGGCTGCTCGAGGTTGCGACTTGCGCTCCAACGCTTGCCGAGTATCGGGCTTTTTACGAGATATACCGCAATGCCCGTTATGCCGAACTCGTCAAACTGTAACGGCTTTGCCGTTGTGTAGCCTTTGCCCCATATTTCCGCAAGAGTGTTTATATCAACGCCGCCGCTCATAACGATATGGTGGTGCAGCCGCCCGTTCTCTTTTCCTACCTCGGTAACGGCAACGTATTTAAGCTCGGGCAAATTATGCTTTGCGCGGTAACGCTTAACGCGACGGAGGAAATTTTGCATTTGCCGTTGTGCGTTCTCGGGCGTTTCGGGGTAATTCTCGTCGCTATATGTTAAATCAAAGCGTATATCGCGCTTTGTAAAATTCGTGTTCAGTAGGCGCGTGAGCTTTCTTTCGGCGTTACGTTGGTTTAGCCGCTGCTGTGTTTCCGTTGTCGGTTTTCTTTTCTTGCTGCGCCCGCGCTGATATTCAAAAACGGGGAAAATATCGACTTCCAAAAACTCGCCGCATTTATGTATTTTTTCTCTGTATAGACAGCGCATAGTTTTACCTCCGTTGTTTCCTTTTGGGGCTCTGCCCCAAGCCCCGAGGTTTAACGCTTTAGTTTTCCATAAGGGAATTTGTCGAGCGAGCATTTGCCGCTGACGACCTTTGAATTAACAAAATTGCGCTAACCTCAAAAGGTAATTGCATTTCAAAGCCAATAAAAAGGGGGAGAGAGGAGCAAGAGAGCGGCGGGACGGAGCCCGCCTTAAAGAGAGAGGCACCTCCTCTCTCCCCCTACTCTCCGCATTATTGAAAGCGTGGAAAACTCTATGAGTTTACACACTCTTTCAACAACGCTGCGAGCACCCCCTCACTCCTCCGCCTCTCTCCACACACACAAAGAAAATAATTATTTTTTTGAGGTGGGACGGGTTATATCTCCTCGGGGTGACGTGTGCTCTGTTTGGTCGTTAAGTTATTATCCATTACGAGCCCGAAATAGAGCCGCTCGCTCCGTGCTTAACTATTGACTTTTCGCTGCCGTTGTGCTATACTTATATATGTAGTTAATCGGTAGCACAAAGGCGCTACGGGGCTTATCAAGTTTGCGGCTTGATAAGCCCTTTTTTATTTACTTCAAATACTGCCAACTCTGCGGAGCACGTGTTAAGCCGAAATCCGAGAGCGGGCGAGGTTTCGGAAAGCGTATAGGGTTGCTCACTGCATAGACGGAAATGTCTTTGCCGCCTGCGTACTCTGTAAGTTGCTTTTCGGTTAAACACGCCGTGTATGCTATTTGATTTCTTGTTGCCGCCTCCTCGGGCGTGTTGCTTTTGTAGAGAGCTGCGCCGAAAGCGTTTGTTTTTATAATCGCCTTGCATATATAAAAGCCGATAACCGCTCCCGCGCCAGGGTGTAGCGTATTGTCTGCGCCTCTGTATGGGCGCTCGGTTTCGTATAGATATATAATGTATGGGAAACTTCCGCTTTTCGGGGCGGTCTTTCTTATTTCATAGCGTTTTACGCCATTAAGGATATTTTCGCCGTGCTCGTGGTGGATTGACTGAATTATTTTATTGTTCATTGCTGCCGCTCCTCTCTGCGGCGAATTTGTCCGCCTGGGCGAGCACCCGCTGCGAGGCGGTCGTTTCGTATACGCCTTTGTCCCAAAGTACCGAGGCTCCGTATTCGCCCATTTTGTACGCCATAACAACCTTTGAGCTGTCGTTGTACTTTTCAAAGAGCCCGCGGAGGATATATAAACCCGCTCGGATATTCTCGTAAGGGTTGAGCATATCGGTAACGCCGAGCTCCTCTTTGAGCCAATCGTTATTACAGTCTCTTATTTGCATTAAGCCGAAATCGTGCCCGTCCTGGCTTACCGCGGCGGCGTTAAACGAGGACTCGGAGAACATAAGCGACATTGCAAAGTCAAAGTCGATATAATAGGCGCGGCACATATAATATGTAAACTCTTGCAGTTCCTCCGAAAGCTCGCAATCGAGAGGGGTAAAACCCGCCGCGTCTTGTATGAGCATAAGCTCGCCGTTTTCTGTTACGCTTTTGCCGTCACGTGTGCCGTAGGGCGGTTGCTCTTTTGCGTCATTCCCGCCGAGGGCTTGTACCCCTCCGACAATGAGCCCTCCTGCAATTCCTCCCACGAGGAATACACATATAATAAAGGTAATAAATTGCCGCTTGCATTTTCCGCGAGCGGCTCTTTTGCTGTCGCTCGGAGCCGAGCTTGTCCTGTGCTGTCTGTTTCCGTTTGCCGAAGTCATAGCAAAGCCTCCTATTTCTTTTTATTTATAAATGTGAGCAAAACCAGGGTAGCGCAGATAATCGCCGTTATAATAATTGCGTTCATTGTTTAACCTCGCTTTCTGCGATTTTTGCCCGCTCGGGGCTTATGATTGAAATACTGTGCCCGCAATAGTCTGTAACCTCGGCGGAAATGTCAAGTTTTCTGTTGCGGTATCGGTAAATGATAGCCGAAACGCACTTATATACAATTCCGCCGCTTTCTACGGGGCACCCGCTGACGAGAGCGGCTTTTAATTCCTCATTCGTCATTTCTCAAAAAATAACCTTTCTTTCGTATTCTTTATGTATCTAAATACTTTTTTCATATCACCGTCGTGTCTTTGGTAGCACTTTACTATCCTATAAAACGGTATTTTTTGAGCTTTTTCCAATAAATCACAATGTGTAGGGCAATACCATTCATTATTACAGCAATTACAAGCACGACTTAAAAATGTTTGAATATTCGGTATTTCCGTTTTTGCTTTTTTATAATTCAATTTGTACCGCCTCCAAATATATCTTTTAATCTTTTAAAAGTTCAGGGTTGTCGTGAATATTGCCGATAACTTGATACCCTTTATCTTTGAAATCAAATTCTTTTGCATATCCGTTGTATATTGTGTGCCTGAAACTTGAAACTCCATAGAACACAAAGCGAGTTTTTCCTATGCCGAGTTTTAATATATCTCCTTCAAATATAGGTTTCCCATTATTATCTTTCATTCCCGTGTATTGTCCGACTGTTTCGGGAGTAACCTCATAATAGGTGTCAAATTCTATCCGTTGTGTATCTTGATTTTCGTCTGCGTCCACTTCAACGGGCAATATTATGTCTCTCGACAAGCTTGCAAATGTTTTTACGTAAAAACCTTTAACCCACTCGCCGTTATCTTTTCGTTTTGCTCTAAAAAGTATTTCTCGTGCCATTGTTTCACACCTTTTCTCGCCTCTACCGAGGCAGATTATTCAAAGATTTTAGGATTGAACAGACAAGCGGGGGCTACGCCGTAACCGTAGTACGCACTGATGTTGTTCACTCCGCCCGAGGAGTCGACAATGCGCGCGCTGCCCGCGTAGGACGGAGTGCAAGTCCAGGGCGTAAGCGTCCACCACCAATTATTAAAGCGCGGCACGGACTCTCTGTATTTGCGGTAAAGGTCGCACGAGAGGAGGAAAACGTAATCCTCGGCGGTGCCGTAGTTTTTCATACCGTCGTCGGAGGTCAAGTCCGATACAAACGGGAGGAGGTCGCCGCGGTTGAATTGTTCGAGGTATTCTCCGTTAAGGTATTTACGGAGCGAGGAGGTGCGCCAGTCGTTTTTATCGCTTTCGTCGAGCGGCATTTCCTCCTCGAGCAGTTCCGAAACAATAGCAAGCACGCCGCCCTGCTCCTCTCCAAGAGCGGTAAACTTAACGCCGTTATACTCGAATTGCTCGCCAGGTTTCGGGAATTTGATTTTATCTTTTTCCGCTCCCGCTGCGGAGTCGTCCTCGGTGTAATCCTCCTCGATTTCCTCGGGCGTGAATATCCCGCCGAAAGCAAGAGTTAAAATTGCATTTGCTCTCTTTTGGTTATTCTCTATGTTTCTGTCGGTGGCTATATCGTCGCAAAGCGACTCAATGGCGCGTAAAATATTGCTGTTCATAACTTTTACTCCTTATCGTTATTAAAATCGGGGCTGCAATAGCCGAAATATTTACACCGTAAGCAACAACGCTTACAGCTTTTGCCTCTCGTAGTCCATAACTTAAAGCGTGAGCGAAAGTCCCGCAGTTTTGCGGCGGCTGCTTGTTTGATTATGTAGCAGCATTGCCGCCCTGCCGATATACGCGAGTAGCCGAGGCGCTCCCTCTCGCGTAGTTCTTTACGGCTGTATTTCTGCACGGCTTGCCTCCTAAAACTTGTAGGCATTAACGAGTCGCTCGAGCTCCTCAAACAGCGGGGCGATAACTCGCTTGTTTTGCCTTGCGTTAATAAGCTGCTTACCGAGAGCGTAAAAGGCGGCGAGCTCGCGCTCGGTGTCTTTTGCTTGCTCTACGAGCTTTCGGGCGCTCTTTACTTCCTGGCGTGCCGCTCTCATTTCGTCGTATTCTTTTGCCGTGAGCTGTACGCTTGCCGTAACGCCTTTAGGCTTGCCTCCGCCGCGGAGGACAAATAAGCGGTTGCGGGTTGCGTCCTGGGAGCGGTTAAGCTCGTCCGAGAGCTCGGCAATGGTTTTCCGCTCCTTTTGGTAGCCGTTCAGTAACAGCTCGTCCTCCTCGGGAGTCCAGGCTCCCGACTTAATAGCCCTCTCGGGTGTAAATTCGTGTCCGCATTGCGGGCACTTTACGGGTTTGCACATTGTGATACCTCCTCTTTGATTTCGTCGGAGCTTTCGTAGTTTTCAGCAAGAAAGCGTCCGCAATAAGGGCAATTACAAATATGTGTGTACGGGTGTTTTTCTGCGTTGTCGTCCCGTATCATAAGCGGCGTGCCGCCTTTGTGGTTTTTGCAAATAGGGCAAGGTTGTTTATTCGGTTTAATGTTCATACAGGCACCTCACTTATGTATCAGCGTTCGCAAAATTGCGTTTTCCTGTTCTAATTCTTGCACGCGGCGTTTTAACTGTGCCTTTTCGCCGCTTCGGCTAATCCATTCCTCTATACGTCTTAAAATCGGGCTTGAGTCGTCGTAATCGGGAGCATATAGCCAATAGCCCGAATTATCGGGGTTTATGCCGACTTGTTCTGCTATTATGTCGATAACTTCACAAGCGGCTTGATAACGTTTGAAAAACATATCGTTGCTACGGTCTTTCAATCTGCACAAGGCGGCAAGAGTTTTTTTATCGAATGTATCGTACCTATGAGGGTCTTTTGTTTGGGATAATGTGCCCTCGTATTTCTCAAGTAACGCTATTTCCGCGTCGTTGATTATGTAGCGCTCGTGTTTCATAACAAAATCACTCCGTTTTATTATTATTTTCTGCTCCGTCCGTGAGCTGCTTTAATGGCTGTTCGTCCGATAGCCCTTTCATCATAAGCTCGAGCTTTAACAATTCCTCGGGAGAAAGCTCCGCTCCGCTTTCTCCGTCTTTGAGATTTCCAAAAATTCGGTGCTTTTGAAAAAACGCTTGTAACAAAGCCTCTTTTTCTTTTTCCCAAAGCCTTACATAAAAGCTAAACAAAAACTCTATCTCTGCCTTTTGAGCAGCGGTGCAGCGCACGCGTAGGCGAGTACGGCAAGCTCTGCCGCTATGGTTATATTGCAAGTGGTTAAACGCGTTTTTATCGTCCGTAACTTTATATGCGGTCTGCATTAAAATACGGTCTTGCTCTTTGCCGTGATATTCGAGGTCGTACTCTTGTATAACCTCGTCGTCGAGGTCGTCAAGCGTCATAGCATATTTTTTAAGTAATTTATCGAGTATAGCCTGGGCTTGCTCTTTTTCGCCGCCAACGCCGCGCAAGGCGAGGGCATATAGTTTCTTGAGGCGCTCTTTTTGCTCTGTCATTCTTGCGCCTCCTCTATGTAGTCGAGTGCCTCCTCAAGAGAGGATACGGCAGAGTCGAGAGCGTCTACCGCCGCCTCTGCTCTTTCGTAGCGTTCCGAGCTTTGGAGGTTTTCGGGCATATTGTCCTTGTATTCCTCCTCCTCGTCGTGCAACATCTCGAGGCGGTCTTTTGCCTCGGAGATAATGTCGTAGAGTTCCTGCAATTCTTTTCTGCGTACCTTGTTCATAACAAAATCACTCCGTTTTATTATTTATTTGCCGTTGCTTTTCGATTTCCTCGGCGGCGGAAATTTTCGTTTAAGGTTTTTTGCCCGAGTTCTGCGCTATAAGCCATACGCCCGTTTTTGTCAAGCTCGCCCGTTTCGCCGCGCTTTAGTTCTCTATATACGGTAACGTGATTTACGCCCAGGCGAGCGGCTATGTCGTTAATTTCGGCGTTTGCTGCGTACATAGTTTCAAGCTCTTTTCTTTGGTCGTAGCTCATATAGCGGATATTCATTGTTGCGCTCCTCCTTTATTTTATTTGTGAGTTCAACGGGAGCGGGGAGCTCCCCGCTCTCGTTGTCCCCTTATGCTAAAATCCTATAACGCGCTCGAGTTGCACCTCTGCATTGCTCTATCCTCGCCATAGGCAAAAGCCAAAATAAATAAAAAAATAAATTGCATTTGGTCGTTGCGACCTCTTGCAATTTATTGTAAAACATTTTAAAAGCCGCGTTTTTTTTAATAATTATGTTGACGAATTTACTTCTTTATGATAGAATTGATTTGAAGATTTATAAACGGGAAAGTGTCCCCGTTTGCAAAGTGTCTTTGCGAATTCTATCAATTTAATGCTTGAAAGCGAGTTGGCGGTCAGGGCTCGCAGGCATCGGCGCGTTTTTCGTAAGGGCAATTTTTAAGGAGGAAATTTTTATGAAAACTAAAAAATCAAAAAGGCTTTTAGCAGCCTTTTTGGCAGCAATTATGGTGCTTTCAACCTTCGCGGCTATGCCGTTTAGTTCATTCGCAAGCACCTATTCCGCTGATGATCTTTATACTCTCCTTCAGCAGTATAAAGAAAGAGTCAGCAATTGCACCGGAACAAGCATTTATACCAATCTTCAGAATTCCTATATTGCTTGGGAACAGGGCTACAGAACTTATATTTGTACTGCAGCCGGTGCAGAGCTTGGCGATCTTCCGGATATTGACACGGCTTACACAAATCTTAAAACCGAAATGGATAAGATGACTGTGTGGACTCCGTTTAAGTCAACATATAACCAAATTGATTCTGGCAAAACCACCGCTAACCTCACTGGCGGAGATGAATTTAATAATGTTCTTTATTACGGCGGTATTCAGGGCATGCCTTTCCAGGAAATCAACGGTAAGGGTGACGGCGTTTGCGTATCCGGCAACACTTGGGTAACAGCGGGTGTCAGATACGGTAAAGCGGTTCTTCTTTATGACGGCACAGCTCCTTCGTTTGTTATTTCTACCCGCACAAGAAAATCCTCTTCTAACTGGATCAGCAGTAATGAAAGAGTAAGAAGCGTGTCGGTTAATACTCAGCCGTTTGAATTTCGTCATAATTGGCACGGAAACAGCAGCGCAGACGATCCGGGTTATGTAACTGAAAGCACTTCGTTTATGGAATATCGCCCCGATGTTGCCGGCACACCTTCTCAGAAAAAGGATAAGTATTGGTATTCAAACACTCTTTATTGGGCTGGTAACGAAGAAACCTTCGGCAGCGATTCGATTAAGCAATATGACGGCCTTACATTCCAGGTATACAGTGACAGTGATAGCAATCAGGCGAACAGAACCGATACTATAGACACGAGTAAAAACACCGATAAGGAAAATATCCCAACCATTTATGTTTTAAACTATAAGGGCATTCTCTCTCAGCTTGAGAAAATTCCTTTCGAAACATTGCTCACATATTCTTCGTCGATAGTTAGAGGCACGCTTGCAAATATTGATTTGGCAACAAACCTTAATCCTCAGGCAGCAATCACCGGCGTAAATATCACGAATGAGGTATCTACTCTCTCTGCTTCAATTGCAAATATTACTAATAGTCTTAAAGGTAATATTACCGGCTTTGGCAGTGCCACCACATATGATATTGACGAATATGTAAACGCCGCTAAGCTTCTTAACACCTATTCCGCTGTTTATCAAGCCGGTAACGATGACGGTAAATATACCAAATCCTCTTGGAGCAGATTCGTTCAAGTTTATCAAAATGCGCAGCAGCTTTTCGATAATAAGAGCGTGGGCGCGGTTCAGCTCAGCGCCACGGTGCTCGGTAATGACGGTAAACGCGTTGCCGATAACCTCAGAAGTATTAAGCTTGTCAGCACAACTCAGTTGATTGATGACACGGCTCTTAAAAAATATCTTTCCGATTATGATTTGTTAACCGAGTCGTATTACACTGCCGACACTTGGAAAGCACTTTCCGATGCCGTAACCGAAGCTCTTAAGCTTTATACGGACGGCAATTACGCTCTTGGTATCACGCTTGAAAAGAATGAGGAAAATCAGGCAATTTATGATGCCGCTCTTGCAAGTGTTAAATCTGCATGGGAAGGGCTCAGAATATCTTCAGACACTAAGGTATTCGTTCACGGCGGCTACAATTCTTATAAGGATATGGTAACCTATACTTCTGCGTTTGATTCCGCTATGTATAAGGATTACACCTCCGCTGCAGATGTGTTGGCAACAACAACTGCATTTGTTAACACTCTTCCCAATCTCACCTTCACAACAGAAGCCGATATAATCGGCCAATACACCGCTCAGCTTAAAGCTACTTATGATGCGTTTGATAATCTGCAGCTCAACGGCTTTGCTTCAATTAAAAACGGCACAATCGTAAACAAAACAACAGGCAACACAGGCGGTGTTGATAAGAATAATGTTCATAGCTATCTTAACGGCCAGATAACATCAATCACTTATTTCAAAACTGTTTCCGGCTCAACTTCGTTCAGCACAGAGTATGATCTCAGCGTAAGAAACGATTATTATAACTGGGCCGCAAACCGTCCGATTCAGTGGTTTGTTCTCGGCTTCGGCGATTACGGTCAAGATACAGCTCCCGCTTATGATTACGGTGTAATGTCCGTAAAATGGCGTGATGGCGGCATCGCCATGAACAATGTAGACAGCACTTATACTTATCATTCTCTTCTTATGAGAGCTAAGCAGGATAAGTATGAGATGGATAAAAACAGCCTTAAGCTTGCTAAAAGCTCTGAAGGTGTTATTTACGGCACAACTACCGTTCAGGTTAATGACCTCGGCGGCATCAAATCTGCTCAGTTCGTAACTCCCGACCTTGCTGAAGGCTGGCAGGCATATACGGGTATCGGAAGCAATTTCGAAACATTCAACCGTATGAACAGTGATGTTAAGCAAACCGTAACTGTTCTTGATATTTCAGATCTTTATGAAACTCTTGCAAGAGCCGATGTTGTTGCAACTGCAGCTCAGTCAAATAAATTCAATTGCTACACACCGAAAAGCTGGGCAGCTTATGCTGCTGCTTATTCGGCAGCTAAGGCAGATCTTGATTATGCTACAATGAGCAATGATCAAATTCTTGCAGAATGTCAAGCAAGAAAAGATAATCTTGATAATGCTATAAACGGCCTTACCTTCAACACGGAAGAAGGCTCTCATAACTATATTGTTCAGGCAGACAATCTTGAAGCAACTTGCACAACAGCAGGTCGTGATCACAGAATTTGTTCTGTTTGCGGCAACGAAATCAATGTTGAAGTTCAGGCACTCGGCCATCTGATTCATAATGATTCAAATAAAGACGGTGCAACACATCATCGTTACTGCGAACGCGGCGATGTTGATGAAATCGTAAATTGCACGGATGCAAACGGCGACAGCAAGTGCGATGTCTGCGGTCAGCTTATTTATAATCAGGCTGATTGGGAGCAATTCAACTCTGCTAAGTCGGAACTTGAGGCAGCTCTTGCAGATGCTGCAAACGGTAATGTAAAATATTCTGCTGCGGCTCTTAACGCTCTTAACACAGCAATCTCTGCAATTGATTTCTATAATTACACTGCAGAAAAGCAAAAGAGCGTTCCTGATTCACAGCAAAGTCTTATCAATACTCAGGCAACTGCTATAGCCAATGCTCTTGCAGCATTTAAGAAGGGCGTTGCGGATTCCAGCGTATATGATGCTAATGTTTCCAAGGTTGCAGGCCTTAATGCCGATGCTTATAATGTTGAAGCAGTAAGAGCAGCCGTTAGCGGAATCAGCGTAACAACGCAGGTGAATGTAAACGGTAAAGAGTATGCAGGCTATGATTTTGATCAGTATAACACCGCACTCGGAACGGCACTTACGGAAAATACAATACCGTATAAAGTAAAGGTAATAGACT